CTTGAATTCATACTATCGATAAATCTAACGCCATCCTTGCCAGATACAATTTCCACATTGTTTAGTGGTTTCATATCTACAGACCACAATGATTTCTGTTTGTCAAAGCATTCTTTCAATTCAAACAAATAATCGTCCATCGCAGCTTCCACATGTGCAGGATCAAATCCATTAGAAGGTTGAGAACAAACATCTAACGATGCAAACCAGGGTTTCCAACGTTGTAAGTCAGTATGTCCATCTTCTTCACGGATAATAGGATCCACAAATTTGGGAGGTCCCCATTGATTTTTGACACCAGTTACTTCTTCTACAATTTCAGAAATCGGGGTAGAAATAACTGCTGAATCAAATGGATTACTGCGTGTAACAGTTCCGTAAACTTCAACGGCGGACTCTTCAGAAATGTAATTGGAAGGACATTTTCGGTGAACATCAGGGCTCACTAAAATTTTCTTACCAGCTACAACATCGTCAATGTCTGAAGCTTGGGGGCCTTGCACAAAAGTCTTACTCAATTTGAATAAAGCATGCATGGCAAATTTGAGATCTGTGGCTAAAACGGCCATACCACAGCCTTTGGAAGTGTTTGTAACACCGCCAATGTGAAATCCTAAAATACCTTTTCTGTTAGTATCGGAAACAATGGGAGACATACACATGCCGGCAAAAGTATTCATGCCAGTCAAATTGTAGTATGCACCATTGAAAACGTGAGGTCCATTACTAACTCCTGGAGTGAATTGCCACATAATCTTAGAAGTAAACGATTTGGCTGAAGAATCTAGGCCATAAAGTGTAGCTTGCAAAGGTTGCGTAATATATTCATTGTTGAAGAAAGAAGTCATATCTTTCAACGGTCCAGTGTTTGGCACATAAATCAGCGCTAAATCAGATTCGGAAACTCGTTTAGTAAGTTCAGGATTGAGTAAGAACTTAATGGGACGCTTTCCCAAAACAATTTTAGCTAATTTAGTCTCAGAAGGTAAAAAGTGAAAAGGGATAGCAATGACATTGGTAGCCACTGCAAATGCTCCACAAAATTTATTATCAATGAAAATCTGACCAAATGCTTTGGAAATACGATTGTTAATCATGCTTGGATTAGCAAAATAACTATTGTATGTTTCCTCAACAGGCGCAGTCTGTTTCCATGGATTAATTTGTGTATCACGTTCTCGGATTTCAGCTATGGATGCAGGTTGTAATGAACCCTGCATGGAGAGGGTTTGACGGAAGGCACGAACTGTTTGCGCTACACCATAAATGAGGGCTAAAGATGCAAAAGCACCGCAGGCATATTGTACGTGTTTGTCTCGTGCGTTTTGAAACAATTCAGGCAGAACTCCACGTCTCTGTTGGATTTCGGTAAAGTAAGCATTCTTTTTAGCTTCAATCACTCCTGCATAGCATGTAGAAAAATACAATAATGCAGTGCAGAAAACGATGAAACCAAAGTAATAACTAACCATAGATGAGGACAGAGTAAGAATCAATGTAATAAGAAAATAATTATATACATAACTCTGCACTTCTTGTCCTATCCAATCTTGGCCAGCATATAGGATGCCCATCTTAATCCAATCATTATCCATCCAAGATTCAGGTACATAAGATGTCCAGGATGAATAGGGTGAATTCCAAAACCAGGAATAACCATCAATAAGTGCTTTGACAGTAAAATCCTCAATTCTGGTCTCAGCGACCAATTGGAATTTTTTGAAAGAAATAGTACTGGAATCCAATTTTGTTTTGAGAGTTGTGGCGATGCGTTCACCAAAATGGGGTTCATATTCGGTTTCGCAGGTGCATCTCTGTTGAATGTGGTTGCATTCTGGACAGAAATCAATCAATGATGCTGGGTCTTTAAAAGATTCAACAATTGACGTTTGTTGTTTATTGTGCTTCTGTGCATGCACAGCAATAAAATCCAAGTAGTCAAAAATGTTCATGTCTTTATGAATAATTTCCCAGGAATTGAAATTTTGCTTTCCGGGACCATCTCCAACTGGCTTTTTGATGTCAATAAGCCAGATATCATTAATGGTATCCAGAGAGCCACAGATATCAAGTACTTTCTGTGAATCAAGCATGTTATCTGTCAAGAATTGAGGGCGAACCTTCAGATCGACATGGATGTGACAACGTCTCAATATTGACATGGGATTATTAGAAGTAATACCTGCGTGTAAATCTTCAACATTGGTGGTAATAGTCATTGCACGAGGATCAATGGTGACTTTGCCTTTATTAGCGAGGTCAGCCATAATCGCAGCTTGACGAATGTTGTTGCAGATCTTAATAATCCAGTCAGAGGGAGCGGTCTCCCAAAATGTGGCTTTGGAATTTCCATAATCATCCATCTTAATACCGGTAATATAAGATCGATAAGAAGACATGTATTTGTCTTTCTCATCCAAAGTAACGATATATTCAGGAGATGATGGAACTCCCATAGCCTTGAGGCTAGTTGCCATGGTAAGGTCAGCGAAAGTGGATTTCCCCATGGCGGAATTTCCATAAATTTTGGTAACGAATGGTGATTTGCGTAAACCACCTGTGACACGAGTGGCGATAAATTCATTCTGCATTTTGCTAAGAACTTCCCATTTTTGTTGAACAATTTTCTTTTCTGGACCATTTGGCATGGTTTTATAAAAATGAGATAATTTTTCAATGGTATCGGTGAGTTCTTTGTCAAATTGAGCTTCATCAGTTTGGGCATATTGTTGCAAATTTCCGTTGCGTGCAAATTCCCACAGAGTAGTAAGTCTGATGAATTGCTCTTCAAGTTCGATAATGGATGAAGAATTGAATAATAAAGGTTTAAGGGATCCTTTTTGAAAGCATTGGTACGCGCCTTCAGCGAAGAAAACCACAGTGTCGATAAGAGCATCGACGAGATCAAAAGCATTAGCTTGTTTGTTTTGGGCTTCAACTGCGAACAGTTCGAAATTGCCCAGATTGCAAGAAACGCGATCGATTACACCGAGTGTGACCAAAAGTGATAGGACTCTAGAGATCTTGCCAAATGTAGGTGAATTGGTTAACAAACGCCAATTGTGAAGGGCATTAGTCATGTCATCGAGCCATTGGGGTCGATCTGTAGAAGATTGTGGTGTGAAATCTGTAAATAAGTCTTTGGCAATGGTGGTTAATTGCGTAATAATAGATTTAGAATGATGTGTTTTAGCGTATAGGGTGAGAACGCTAATGAATCCGGTTGCGTTGCTAGTAGATGAAAGAGCGCCGTATAGGGCTACGAGGCCTTCAATTTTAGACATAGCTTCGTCAGTCATTTGTGTGCGTAAATGAGCTTGAATGTTCAATAGTGTAGGTAGACTAGTGAAGCTTTGTGGTTGGTAGTTGGTGATACCGGATTGTTGTAATAGTGAATTTATTTGTGCATTAATGCGTAGACTTGTTTCCTGGTGTATACCCTTGTTCTCCTCTTTGATTGTAATTGTCATAGTTGTGAACAAGTCGGGTTGGTTTTATGTCAGGGATTTAAAGTTACAAGGTAATAAGCGTGTAATGATTGCTTAGTGCCTTCATATTTTCGAATGATATAGGTAGGGACTACTATAAAGGGTCG